GGCCTCCAAGACCACGAAGAGCAGTTCAAGGGCGAAATCTACATCCGCCATGCCTCCGAGCCCGGTGTCATCCGTTGGGAGTACAGCACACCCCCCTCCCAAGTTGACACCGACCCAGCCCCAAGGCATACCGATTCCAGACCCGCAAATGGCCCGCCAGGGCGTTTGAAGGTCAAGTGAGACTCAACACCCGTACCCCCCACCCATGACAACCCTTTGCCCCCCTTCTCAACTTCCAACTCAACTTCCGTCCCTGTATACTTTGTATAACAGGGTGAGTCTAGCCTCACCCCTGTTCGCTTACGCGCAGGGGCTCAGCCGACTCTCTGGCGACGAGGCAACTTCTACCCGATGAATAACGACGACCGTACCAAAGCGCGGCGAGCCTACGTCCTGCGTAAACTTGCCCTGACCCGATCTAGGCAAAGGGCCTGGAGGGAACACCCAGAGAAGATGGAAGCCATCCGCCGTCAGGCCACCGCCGAATCACAGGCAGTCAGGGAAAGGAACAACGACCACCTGAGGAACATCCTCCGAGGCTGGCCGGAGAAGATGAGCCCCGCCGATCTCAAGCAGCTCATCGGTCAATGGCTCGACTACTCTGGAAAGTATTCATCCCTCACTTACCGCATGACCAGGTGTAATCTCCTAAGGTTCGAGTCAGATGGATACTGGCACAACCTTTGCACATTGCCCCCGTCAAAACCTTCAGCACCGTCCGAGACGAATGACCAAGGCCCGACTGAATGACCTGACCGCACCGGCGGAAGAGGCACGGTCGTTCGATGCTTGGTTCTTCTCTCAGCCCAAGAAGGTGCAGGAGAAGATGCGCAACTCCGGCGTCCTGCCTTACCGCGAGATGGTTCAGTCTCGGCACGTCTTCAAGGTGAAGGACGAACATGTCGCCTGGATGAACACCGGCAAGGATGAGCACCTCGAGGTCGATGCGTTTATCTCCCGCGATCTCGTGGCCGTCATGCTCAAGGCCTTCATCGACGCCCTGGCCATGTCGGACTCCTTCGCGTTCCGCCGGCACGTCGAGCTCATCCGATGGGCGCTCAGTCTTCCTGGCTGTCTGTCGTCCCGCGTGATCGCCAGCATGTACGGCCTAAGCCATGAGGCCATGCGCAAGCGCGCTCGGGCAATCCAGTTGTCGGTCAACTCCGACGCCCACGGCCTGTTCCCTCACTGCAACAGCAAGCGCGATAAGATGCGCGTGACGTTTGACCGTCATAAAAGTCATTTAGATATGACTGAATAATCGTTAAGAGGATGACCAAAAGTAATCACAAAAATCAATCCAATCGTATGGATTCATATAAAATCATTAAAGCGGTCAAACGTGCATAAACACCCCCTAAGGAATCTTTTATATATGACCGTTTGCCGCGTTGGACGACACCTGCCCCTCTTTTTTACGAGGGGAAACGAAGGTTTTGACCAAAACAGCAAACGGGGGAACTCCAACACTCGGCCATGACGCGTAAACTCAGCAACCTAGAGATCGGCACGGCGTTGAACATCACTCCGCAGCGCGTGAGCGTGCTCAAACGCGAAGGCCTTCCCACTGACAGCATCGAAGCCGCCCTGGCATGGCGAGCCGCTCGCGAGGAGCAGCGCAAGGCGAAGGCCCCGAAGGCGGCGCCGGCCCAGCTCGACGACGGCACGCTTGCCGACACGATCAGCGAGCACCGGGCGCTAGTCGGTCGGGCCCGCGGCGTCTGGCTTGCGTCGATGGAGGGAGGCGACCCAAACCAGGGCAAGTACCAGACCGCATACAACCAGAGCCTGAAGACGCTCGTCGCCCTCGAGGAGGAGCAGGAGCGCCGGCTCATCCTGGCGAAGGAGTACATCGCCGCGAAGGAAGCGACGGAGGCCATGCGTCAACTGATGGGCGAGGTCGTCAACCGCCTCGACAAGCTGGCCCTCGACGTGGCCGAAGGGTGTAATCCCGAGAACCCTGCGAAGGCCGTGAAGGCGCTCGAAACTTGGGTACGCAAGACCAAGGCCGACCTCTCCGCGAACGATGAAGAAGCGTAAGCCCAAGCCCAGGCGCAAGCCGATGCCGAAGCCGTCGCGTCCGTTCAAGCGCAAGCCGAGGAAGTGGTCGGAGTTGTCCGACGAGCTGTATCGTCTGCTGAAGGAGGCAGGGCTTTATGAATAAGACCGACCTCCTCCGCGTAGGCCGTGACGTGCTCAAGCCGTCCGACTCCGGCGACGTGGTCGAGTGGCTGGAGGAGAACGTGCTCGCCATCCCTGACTCGCCGATGCCTGGGCCGTTCCGATCGGAGCGCACGCCGTGGATCGCGGAGGCCTTGCGCATCGCCGCCGACCCTGAGACACGGATGCTCACCGTCCTCGCCAGCATCCAGTCGGGCAAGTCCCTCTTCGCCCGCCTGTTTACTTGCCACATCATCGCCAACGCCCCAGGGCCGACGGCCATCTTTCAGTCTACCGACGCCGAAGCGAAGGACTTCGCCCTGCGTTACCTCCGCCCCGTCTGGAACAACTGCCCGCCGGTGAAGGCCCGCATATCGGTCGACGACATGGATCGCTCTACGACGACGGACTTCGACCGCATGACGCTCTACTGCCGCGGCCTGTGGAATGAGGCCAACCTTCAGCGCCTGTCCCTGCGTTACACCATCGCCGACGAGTGCTGGATGGCACCGCCCGGACACTTGGCCGAACTGAGCGCACGCGTCACAGCCTTCGGCTGGATGGGCAAACGCATCTTCATGTCGCAGGGCGGTCGGGCTGGTCAGGAGTTCCATCAGCTGCACGAGACGACCGACCAGCGTGACTGGAACTTTCGGTGCGTCCGATGCGACACGCTCCAGCCCTGGTTATGGGAACAGGTCAGGTTTCCCGACTCGGCCAAGACGACGGGCTCATGGGATTTGCAGATGGTCAGCACGGGCACGACGTACGAATGCGCCTCATGCCAGGAGCGTCTTCCCGATAATAATGCAACCCGCCTCGAGGCGAACCGACGTGGCGCCTTTGTGGCTACGGCATCGGCTGCGAACTCCGGGCACATCGGCCTGCATTGGAACAGCCTTGCGACGATGAGCTGGGGCGAGCTGGCCGTGATGATGATCAAGGCGAAGGAGGCGGCTGACATCTACGGAGACGAGGACGCGCGCCGCCAATTCAAGCAGAAGAGGCTCGCTCTCAGCTGGGCGGAAGAGGGCGGAGAGATCGTGAACATCGCACAGGCCGCCAACTACAACATGACCGACGACTGGGACGGCGAGTCAGTCATCACCCCTAAGGGCAGGGTAGTCGACCGCGAGGGAGCGCCCGAGGGTTCGTTCCCGTTCCGCACGGCCGGCATCGACGTGCAGCGAGGTTTCTTTTATTGTGTCATCCGCCGATGGAGCCGCACCGGGCATAGCCGCCTGAAGGCCTTCGCGAAGATTGACACCTGGAACGACCTCGAGGCCTTCGTGAAGAAGCACCAAGTCCATCAGGCCCTGGTCATGGTCGATGCCGGAGACCAAGCGCAGGACGTATATCGGCAGACAGCGGCCCGTGGCTGGAAGTGTGCGAAGGGGTCGGGCAACGAAGACTTCAGCGTGACGGCCAAGGACGGCAAGACCACCCGCCGATTCTATTCCGACAAGCAGACCATCATGGTGCCCGGTCTCCAGACGCGGGCCGTCCTGATCGTGTGGTCGAACCTCGCCGGCAAAGACCTCCTGCACGGCCTACGTTCTCGGAAAGTATTCACCTACTCGCTCGACGCTGGGCAGGACTACGTCGACCAGATCAACGCCGAAGTCCGCGTGAAGGACAGGCGCACGGGCAAGCCGCAGTGGCTTCTCCCCCAGGGCAAGAAGGACAACCATGCTTTCGACTGCGAACTCCTCGGCCTCCTGGCGGCCGTGCGCTGGGGCATCGTCGGCAAGGAAAGCACCGAAACCGACTTGCCTTCCGCGTGAACAAGGGGAGACTTTCCTCAAGCGGCGGCGCCGATAGTTGCGGGAAGAAGAGCTCGTGGCGTGGATATGGGCGCCGCCGCCCCCTCCGTTGCCAATTACCGCAAGATTAAATGGCACAAG